ATGGCTTTAACTGAAGTGTGGCTGAAAGCTAATAACGGCAAGGCACGTGATAAAGTTGAAGAAATAGCAGATCGGGACTCAATGAGTGTCAGGATCTCACCTAAAGGGAAAATTGTTTTTCAGCTTCGGTACCGTTTTGCTGGAAAAGCTGAACGCTTAGACTTGGGCACCTACCCTCATATGTCACTCAAAGATGCGCGTATTAAAGCTGGTGAAATGCGGGCACTTTTAGATAAAGGAATGAATCCTAAAGTTGAGGTTCGTGTACAGCAGCAAAAATACATTGATGCCAGCACATTTGAAGAAGTTTTTAATGACTGGTATGAAAGTTATTGCCTGAAGAAGAAAACTTCTGCCCAGCAAATTAGGAATACCTTTGAGCAGCATGTAATTCCTGAAGTTGGCGATTTACCAGTTGACAGAATTACCTTGCAACAATGGTTAGCTTTACTTGAAGAACTAGCTGATGAAGTACCTTCTATCGCAGATCGGGTTTTAACGAATGCAAAACAGGTCCTTAAGTGGGCTAAAAAAAGACAGTTACTTGAAGTAAATGTTTTATCTGACATTTATGCCAAGGAAGATTTGGGCATTGAGAGAAATAGAGGTACCAGATTTCTTTCTGATGAAGAAATCAAAATGGTTTTGATGGCTATTGAAGAATCAAATATTTTGCCTAAAAACAAAATTTTCCTAAAACTATGTTTAATGTTTGGTTGTAGAAATGGCGAACTCAGAAAAGCTAAAAAGACAGATTTCGATTTAAAAAGAAAAGTATGGGTTGTTCCTGTAGTAAATAATAAGACTGGTAAGAAAACTGGCCGTGAAATCATTCGCCCTATTTTACCTGAAATGGAGGCATTAATTGTCGAAGCTTTCGACTATAGCTCATGTGAGTACTTCTTAACTAATGACAGTGAAGCAACCCCTATGAGCCATGGTTCTTCAAATTCATTGCCAGCCTACTTAATGGAACGCCTAAGACGACATCATGACTTTTACATGAAGCATTGGTCCCTTCATGACCTACGAAGAACAGCACGAACTAACTTCAGTGCATTTACATCGCGTGATGTGGCTCAACTCATGATTGGCCATGTAATGTCTGGCGAACAAGGCACATATGATTATTATGAGTACCTACCCCAGCAAACTGAAGCATATGCAAAATGGTTAGAAAAAATTAAATTACTTACTAAATAATTGAGAATTAAGAAATGAAATATTGGGTTTACTTTTATATCGAGCATACAATTAAATATGGTGAACCTTTCTATAAAGAATCTGGGTGGTCTTTGGGTTTTAAGAATAATTATATTGTTGTAAGTTTGATGCATAGCTGACGAAGGTTTATTAAATAATTTTAGAGGGATCTTAAAATGTGTGCTAATTACGAACCAATACATTTTATAAAACGAAACAAGTCTATTTTGCTTCGTTTTATATAAATTAAAAATATATTTATTTACATTGGCTCAACATATCAAGTTTGTTATTTACTACCTTAGTTTTTACATCCAGCAAACTTAACAAACTTGGGAATAAATTATCCTGACTTAACTTTTGTTTAGTTTGTTGGCTTAAACAATTCACTTGAGCAAGATTATGTTGTTTCCAACTTTCAGAGAACCACATAATCATTGGTACATGTGTTTGTTGGCTCGGTGCGATTGCATAAGGTGAACCATGTAAATATAAACCATGTTCTCCGGTTGATTCGCCATGATCAGATAAATACCATAAACCTGTCTGATATTTTGATATTTCTTTTAGAGTATTAATCATTTGGCTTAATACATGGTCTGTATATACGATTGTATTATCATAACTATTTAGCAATTCGGTTTGCGAACAGCCCTGTATCGCATTCGTATCACAAGTCGGTTTAAATGGTTGATATGCCTCAGGCGCACGCTTGTAATATGCAGGTCCATGACTACCCACCTGATGCAAAACAATCAAACGTGGGCGGTCATCATCTTTGGCAATAGTAGCCAAATACTGCTTTAAGCTGTCAATGAGAATGTCATCATAACATTCGCCATCTTTACACCATTTTTTCTTTAAGTTTTCAGGAATTTGGTATTGCTCAACGCGATCACATGCACCTTTACAACCCGAGTTATTATCAATCCAAGTCACTTGGTAACCCGCACGTTTTGCAATATCTAGTAAACCTTCGCGGTGACTAGCTAATTGCTCATCATAATCTACACGTGGCATACCCGAGAACATACATGGCACAGAAACCGCTGTTGCCGTACCGCATGAGCTCACTTGCGAAAAGTTGAAAATATCTTGTTTAGAAAGCTCCGGATTCGTATTTTTTGCATACCCATTTAGAGAGAAACTTTCGGCACGTGCCGTTTCACCTACAACAAGTATCATTAACTTAGGGAGGTTCTTTTGTACTCGCTGAACTTGATGAGCATCTTGTCCATATATCACAAGAGGCAGATTTTTCTTCGGAGCCTTCTTATGATAGTAAGACATAAGCGATGAAATACTATTTTGCGGTGAAATCATCCCTTTTAAATCACGATGCTCACGAAATATTGCAGCGAAATCGACATAGTAAGTAAAAAGTAAAACACCGACCACTGCAAATGAAGCTACCAGTGAGAATACTTTCTTCAATAACAACCGTGATGCTTTTTCTTGTTTAAATTTAACTTGAGTAATTAAAAAAATGGGCAAAATAACAAAAAAAACTGTCCATAAAACAAAGCGTAAAGAGATTAGATCGGTAACTTCCGAAACATCGGTCTGCACCATATTTTGAATTTGGTCGGGTGAAATAATGATACCCAATGTGTTTACAAAATAAGAGCTAAAGCCACCAATAAATATCAATAAAATTGCAAAGATTTTGGCAGTCCATTTCCAATTTATTAATTGAAAAATTAAATTATATGCCGCTATTAAAATAACTAATGTCGCCCCTAAGAAAAGAACTGACTTAATACCATTATAAGGTGTAAGTTGATGGATTTTTTTAAAAAAACCTATATTCAGAAATAAACCTAGCCAGATAGATAAAAGCAAATTAAAATTTAATAGTGTAATATTATTACATATCTCTTTGAATTTTAAAAAATTTACTAGCATTTAAAAACCACTAAATATTAAAAACTCGAAATCTTAGCTAGTAAAACTTAAATAGAAATTAAAAAATGAGCTTAGTAACCAATAAGAATACAAAGCTATATTATTAAAAACAAATCTTTAAGCTCATCTTAATTTTAAAAATTTATTGTTTGATAAATTTATCATTTGAGACTCTTAGATGAATAATTCAAGTCATGAAATGAGTGAGTATATAACTAAAGTCCCCCAAGTTACCCTTCTATTCTGGATTACTAAAATCTTCGCAACTACTTTTGGTGAAACTGGCGGAGATAGTTTTTCAATGTCATTGAAACTTGGGTATTTAACTAGTACTTTTATTTTTGCCATAGTTTTTATTATCTTATTGATCTGTCAAATTAAGGCAAAAAGTTATAAACCATATTTATATTGGTTTACCATTATTGCGAGTACAACTGTTGGTACAACATTAGCAGACTTTGTCACTCGATCTTTAGGTATTGGTTATAGTGGAGGAAGTAGCTTACTCCTCGGCTTAGTCATCTTCTCATTATTGGGTTGGTATAAAGTTGAAGGCAGCGTCTCCCCTCATACCGTTAATAAACCTAAATCAGAAGTCTTTTATTGGTTAACAATTACCTTTAGCCAAACTTTGGGTACAGCTCTTGGTGACTGGTCAGCAGATACGATTGGATTAGGCTATAGTGGCGGGATTGCTCTTTTCTCAGCACTCATTTTATTGATGGTGTTTTTGTATAAATTCACTTCTGTTTCACGAACATTTTTATTCTGGAGCACTTTTATTTTAACTCGTCCTTTGGGTGCTGTAGTTGGAGACTTTCTAGATAAGCCCCTTTCCGCTGGAGGTTTAGACTTAAGCCGTTTTGCAGCATCAGGAGTAATATTAGTTGCTATTTTAATATGTATTTATTTTAGTAAAAATAATCAGTTAGGTAATGTAAAAAATGCATAAATTGTAAAAGCTCTCCTCAGAGGGCTTTCACACAAATACCAACACTCACATTGTTATTGATCGTATGAGCTGTGCATCCTGAAAATAGAATGCACAGCAGTGTGATTGTGAAAGCTATCTTTGAACGTCTGTATTGAAAGAAAGTCATATAACAACCCGATTGGCAATCCAACCATAGAAAAACTGTTCCTGCTTTGGATTACGCTCACAGATTTCAATGTAGCGTTGTCCTTGCATAATATTGAGAACTCGCACCAGAACTTTCTCGCCTTCTTTCCCGCGTTTGGCCAGATAGGTTTTTAGAGCTCTAAGAGTTTCAGATCCATAAACACCATCAACCTCTAAATCTGCATATCCAGCTTTACCTTGGTTGTTTAGTAAGTTCAAAGCTCGTTGTAAAAGAGGTTTTGCAAAGCCGGTACCGCAATTCACACCAGTGTCTAGAAGCTCTTCTGCCACCATGGGACTAACAGTATTCACCTGGTCAAATCGCGGAGCTGTCCAATAGTTTTTGCGGTAAATTGCTTTGGCCACATCCAGAGGTAAATCTCGCATATTACCTTTGAATCCATTTGCTCGAGCAACTGCTTCAGTAATACCATACTTAGTTGCACCACCACGGTCTGCTGGGTTATTTACGTACCCGCCCTCACGCTTAATTAATTCATCAAGATATTTTTCAATGTTCATTTCGGTTTCCTTCAGATATAAAAAAACCGCCCGAAGGCGGCATTAACTGTTTTCAATGTCTTTTCTGGCTTTTTTAAACTCTTTGATCACTTCAACGATCGTTTTACCTTCCTGCTTATCAATGAAGTTAAAGATCCATCGGACTAAAGCCCAACCGGGTAATCCACAAACAAAAAAGAATCCACCAAGTGCGATCATCCCCCATACATCAGTAACCCATTCATGAAGCCCCCACTTCACAATAATGAATGAACCACCCGCTAGACTTGATACAACCGTACAGATCAAGCCTACGGCCCACTCTTGTGGTGAGCGTGGCATACGTGTCATCAATACAACTGCTGCAACTAAAGCGACCGCTAAAGTCACCATAATTGCTGCGCCATAAAATTTTAATAATGCTGTTAAACCGCTTGTCGAAACTGGTTCCATGCCTTTTACTCCAGAATTAGGCAATAAAAAAGCACCCGAATGGGGTGCTATAGAATTAAATAAATTTAAGCTTCAGAAGTACTCTGAGTAATCTGATTTGTATAGTTCCAAACTGTATTTTCCCATACATCACGTGCAGCAACACGAATGTAATATGGGGTAGTTGGTTGTAGTCCTCCAAAAGTAGTTGTTAAATCAGTGCCAGTCCATGAAGGCGGCATTTGAGTTGGATCAAAATTAGGTGTTGGACTTAGCCACACTGCATAGTCTTTAAGATCCGGTACTTCACTAGGCACCCAATTCACCGTAATAGAATCTACAGTTGCTGCTGTGTACACATTGAGAAGTACTGGCGGAACCGGATTACTAATACTCAATTCAGCATAGGTACTAACTTGGTCGCCATTCTTGCTGGCCACTCGAATTGTGTAAGCTCGGCCTAAACCGTCTTGCTTAGCCTCTTCGATTGAATAACTATAATCCGTATTGGTTGTATCAACTTGACGAATCATTGCCCCATTAGACCAGACCTGAACACGATAGCCATCTGCACCGGTTGAGCTTTGCCATTGAACCTTGAAAGTGGTTCCGACAAACGGTGATTGAAGGGAAAGGCCTTTAACACCTGCTGGACGTCCGCCACTTAGAGTATAGCTATACGCTGTAACCTCATCTAAGGTTTGCTCCTTACGCTCCAAACCATTAAAGCTTGTGAACTTTAAAAAGATTTGTTTTTCTACTAGACCTTCATTGTACGGATATTTGAATATAGCTTTATCCAAACGAACAAATGGCTCACCAGCGTTGTGGCTTTGTGTATCATCAAAACGTCCACGTAAAACATCACTTAAGGTATAAAGACCAGATCCATTTAAGGTGGCCACTTGATAATTAAAATACTCATCCCCCACTTTACAAAGTGTTTGGTCAGCTTGAGCATCTTCTAATGTTCCGCTGAAGATCTGGCTTGCCGTATTTAGCTCAACTTGCAAAGTCGAATCATCTGCATCAATTGCTGTAACAAGTTGCCCATAACGTGCAGATCCATAAATTGTGCCAATCATTTCATATGTCGTATTATCAAGGCTCGCCCAAACATTACAGCCACCCCAATTAGCCCCGCCCGAGACAGCAACCCAAACTTGATTCTTGCCATCTGTAAGATCTAGCGGTGGCTCAAAAATAGATGGTGCATTCACATTACCCGGCTCTTCATTTCCGCCCTGATAACCATTTGACGCTTGAGAGTCATACTCAATGGCAGACCTTGAACCGATAGATAATTCTTCTGCAGTAACGGTTAACATGCCGCTTTCATCTTCCTCTATACGTGTAATACGTACCGGGAATTTATCAAGCCCTAATCCCGATTCAGTTAACGTAAGAATATCCATTGGCTCTAATCGGCAGTACTTCCAACCCAAATCAAATTCATACTCATTGCGAACATAAAGCAGTCGTTGTAAGCGAAGTTGTGCAGCATGACGTGCTATCTTCGGTTCACAAAAATAATGACATTCCACAGGGTCCTCGGTACGCAAGCCAAACATTTCAATATTTGCTTGGTCCTTGGCTTCTGTAGTTTCTGTGTTGTACTGGTTATAGCGATTAATGTATTCAATCTGCACATGATTATAGGCATCTGTGTCACGACTACGGCGCACACGTACTGGCTCATCCTCGCCAATAAAGTCATCATCAGTTAAGTGGTAAACCGGTGTGAGATCAGGTGTAAAGGTAACGCCGTTACCCGTTATTGCAGAGTCCCCAAAAGAACGGATCTTTAAGCCATCCGGGCTTGGTACCACAGCACAGTTAACAGCCTCGACAATCTCATTGATAGTTTCATAAGCTGGGCGTTGTTCTGTGAATGCAGGACTAATCAAGAGATTAGCTGCCCGGCAATAGGTTCTAAACTCTTCTAGATCTGCAATGTTAAGATTTGGGGCTGCGCCATGTCGTGGGTGAGTAATAAAATCTTCAATAACATCTGCCGGGTTAGCATCATCAATTGTGTCAGATAGCGTGATAGTACTGATCACTTCAAAATTATGATTTGAAAGGCTGGCGCTATTGCCCATCTCATAATTAGCTACAGCTACATATCCCAAATACGGATAATTAATTGCCTGTTCTGGATGCTTTGATACTAGCCATCCCCACGGCCGATTATTATTTCCATCGAATAATTCAAATTTTAACTGGTCGATGGGATCTAAAGTAATAGATCCTTCTTGTTTAGGTACATATTGCTCTTTGTCTACCCAAATCAGGCCAATCTTTTTAATCTGGTTTTCACATAAACCGAGCATGAGAGAGGCGCTATAACTAAAGGTGGTATTACTGGTTTTAGTACCCCCACCCTTACCACCAGACTTTTGAACTGTTGTATGAGGTGTAGCTGTAAAATCTCCATACCAAAACATATTAGCCGCAACACGGGTTTTGCCATAAACCAATGGCTGGCAAAGCCCATAAGCTGACTGCTGGATCCGCATAGAGTTAATACGGGTATCCGTTGTACTAATCGTAGTACTACCAAATAATCCACCCATTTATTTAAGCCTCTTCATACGAAAAAACCCGGCAATTCGCCGGGCTAAACTTCCTTTTGTTCCATCCTGAATAATGACTCCCTGATGGATATAACTGTGAATGACTTGTGGCCACTCAATGACAATTGCACCATGGCTGATGCATTTGCCAAAATGATATAAAACGATGTCACCAGGTTGAGGTGGACCCTCAACTGGATCACATACACCTAAAATGAGTTCTAAATAACGTTGCCCCATCTGGTGCATATGCCAATCCGGAGGATATGGCCGCGGATCTAAATGGTCCATGAGCCCAACTTTTTCATAGACTTCACAGATCAAAGTACCACAGTCCACCCCCACACCTTTTACTCGCCCTTGGTGATGGTAAGGCGTACCAAGCCATGTAAGAGCTTCTTGAACAGCTTCAATATTTTTCATAATTCTTTGTTGAAATAAAAGTTAAGCCAAATATCTGCAAAAGCCTCGGCTGTCATCACTGTATCAGAATCTACAGACTCTTGTGTGAATCGTTTAAACCCGAAAATCGGGACATTACTGACTTCGCCCTTTTCTTCAAGATCAAGCTGCTTAAACATCTCGCTAACAGCATTAATGCCTGAATTCGATTTAGTGAATAAGAACGGTGCAGACATAAATGCAAGAGTATTACGCCCACCGCGCCTAGACTCAGCTTGATTTGCTTGCATGTCTTTCGGCATACCATTTCCATTGATGTTTGCTAGCAACCACGACTGAACATCAATCGAGTTTTCATAGTTCATCAACTTGTTACCGATGACATAGCTGTATATTGCAAACGCATGATAATGCAGCCAGATTGTTTGTGTATAACGAGCTGACTTCGCATCATTCACATAGTTCTTACAAATCTGATAATTTGTATGAACATTTGTGAGCAAATTATCAATCACGGTCTTAATACTATTATCTGTATCAAGCCCCATCTTGTATGCCAAAGCTAATACACGATAACCCGCAAGAATAATATTGCCTGCCCCCACATCTGATCCAGACCCGACATTTCCGATTCCACCTTTACTGTTGTAATAGATTACAAATTCAGTGGCCAACGGTTGAATTAGCGCCTTTAACGCATCGACTTTTACTGTGTCTCCATTTTTAAGATAGTAGAAATAAAGCCATTGTAGAGCCGGTATCGTATTGCGCGTTCCGAATGATAATGAAAAAGTTCCGTTCTTCCATGCAGTACCCAAATTAGAGCCGAATCGCGCATTTGTTGAAGCAATAAACTGTGTGTAAATTTCATCAATAGAACCGCTGTTAAATGCTAGTGCTGAAACAATTTTTGCAGCATACATCTTAAGCGTGTCATTTGAGGCCGGGGCATAGAAGTCTTCCCACCACTCATCAGCACCGCTTACATATTCAGCCATTCGACTGAGTATAGCTCTACGTGTCACAGCAATACGCTGTCCAGTGCCTAAAAATCCAGTGGTCTGATTGTAAGCTCTATCGCATATCGTTTTCGAATCTGTAAGATTTGACTTAAGATCAATCAGAAAGCCATGAACAAACGCCCAATTTTTTTCATAATCCCACGTAGTAGCCGATTCGCTAGTTGGTTCTTGAGTGAAACCAATTCGACACTGATAATAAGATGTTGTGAGCACTTGACCAAGATACATGTCGCGAATCGGTCCATATGCTACAGTATCACCACGGTTGTTATCACCATGATAATAAAGAGGAAGAATATTTACTGTGCCGTTTTTGCTATATGTGAGAGTACGATAGAAGTCAGATAATGATGCAGTCACAGGGTTTGTAGAACCCGCGTTTGACGTCACATCTGAGTTATAAATCTCGCCCATCAAACCGCAAATTGCCGTACCATCTATCAGATTTTGACAGATAATTGCAGTCTCAATCTTTACTTTTCCGGCTTTGAATATTTTTGTTCTAGTCCGCGCTTTAAGCTGATTTGCAGCTAACGTTGAAACAGCTTGATTGTAGACAACCGTTTCAACTTCAACAAAATTATCTCCGCTATTAACTAGCTTAATACTTGCATCACCAGCAAAGACGTAAGAGGCTAGATCAAAAGCACGGATTCTTGTGCTGTATTTGATGTTATGTGTAGTAGAGCCATTCACAATCGATTTTAGATAATAACTATTATCTTTAGTGAAATAGTATGTGAAGCCATCAAAATCAATTGAGTACCGATTATTTACAGAATCAAATACAAGTTCCGGTTTAATTGAATCACGAACAACTTGCTGATAAGCACGCACAACATAGCTTTTCTTCTCATTAATTGCTAATGAGTCATAAATTACAATTGTGCCTGATCTTAATGATCCGTCCGCATAAAAACCCGTGGACTTATCAAAACGGTGATTCACATGATATTCATCACCGAACTGACATTCATACTCATTGCCGAATTCATCTAATACAATTAAGTGCTCATTGCTTGCAACTTCACCGTAATTAAAATTTACTTTTAATTCTATCGGCTGGTTAGTTAAAGCAACGCCAGTGCTATTTTTTACATCTGCAATGTACTGCTTAAAGTCAAGATTTGTCACATCGAGCATCCTCGGCTTTTCGAGTACATAAGTTTCTAAAGTAGATGTATGATTACCAGTGAAATCAACAACTAAAGAGCCTTTGTTTAAAAGAATCTCATCAATATTCTTTGTTAAAGTTGAGTTTCTTTGAATTGCAAAGATGTCTGATTGAACGATTCGCGGAATTAGATAACCGTCTGCTGCTTCTGCATTGTTTGGCAAGCCCGCAGCTGTTAATACAGATGTCGGCACGTAAAATTGCAAATATCTACCGCCATGGCTCGATATCGCAATACCCGTGGCGCTCTCCAAGTTTACCTGTGTTCGACTTTCAAATATTTGATTATTGTCAAACACGTTATATTTATCTAACTCTTTATCGAATGGGTATGAAGTGTATTGATACTGAATACGCCAGCCGTTTGTGCTTGCTACAACAACTTTAGTAAAGTCTGCACTATTCATGCTCAATTTTGACCAAAGGTCTGTTTGAATATTATTCGATACAGACTCATTCGGTAAAAGAACAATAGAAGCTGAGTTTTCAGAGTTGTTATCAATAGAAACAGTTAACTTATTCGTTTCACTTGTATTTTTGACACTTTTAATGAGCATTTTTGATACTTCTCTTAATGTCAGATTTGCGTCCGATGTAATCGTCTTATCAAACGTATTCAATGAATTTATTAAAGAAGAAACCAATGTAGAAGTTTTTAAATTCACATAACTCTTCGCTTGATCAAAATCACTAAGTTCAGTAACTACCCAATAATTTCCATCTGTTGAGCCTACTGGTTTATTCCAGTACCAGACCTTCCCTGTATCTAAAGCTTTTGCATAACTTTGACTTTCAGAAGGCCTAGAAGCCGTTAATAAAGCAGTCGTTGGATATGTAGGACTTTGAGCTTCAATTGGTTTAATGAAATCTACAATTGCACCTAGATTTGTTTTAAATTGTGCCTCTGTAACCGTAGGTCCGATTAAGGCATCTTTATCAGGAACTGCCATAATATTTTTCCCAAATAAAAAGCCCTGCAAATCGCAGGGCTTTGATTGAATATTGAACTGTTAAATAGAAGTTTCTGGAACCGGTACGAATGGTGCCCCTCGGAAGCGAGCACGGTTATTAAAACGATTAGTACATGTATCAAGACGTTTATCACAACCCGGATAAACACGAATCGCCTCACCTATCTCTGGCATTTTTAAAAGTGGCAAAGTTAAGATTAGCGAACCAGCTTCATGCAAGCGTACCGTTCGTTTAATTCCGATATTTGCACCTTCTAAAAACTCCACAACACCTTGCGTAAACCAACCTTGAGGCTGGCTTAAATCGCAAAGAATGCGGTTAGGCGTGCTATTGGTACCAATAGTCGTATTTACAGCAAAATCCGCACTTAATAGTCCACATGCACTATCAAACAGAGTGTTTAAACAACCTGGTGTATATAGATTCCGTGGCATTTGAAGTTTTAAATTATCAACATCAGAAACCACGCTTGCGTTAATTTCATATCGATTAAGCTCAGGCTCAACAATACGCCCTTCAAATAAAACCAAAGTGCCAGCACTAGTATCGGTAGGAGTATTCATATCCATGAAAATTCGTTCCAACTTAAACCGAGCACCATCTAAAATTCCGTTATGAAATGCCTGAGCTATGGGTACATCGCCGAACTTGGTATTTTCAGTTGCCTCAATAGTGATAGATAAGTTATCTACTTCAATACCTAAAGAAAGGCTAGTCCCCTCTCGGCTCATAATTGGTCCATCAGCACGAAACTCCTTACCTTGCACCGTCAAATGAACGTCATAGTTGGTATAGCGATACTCAATACCTTGTATGGTCGTAATAGTATAAAGATCGGCCATGATGAACTGATCAGCATCTAACAAGGCTATAAGTTTTGGAGAGGCCTGTCTCATATCTTATTCCCCAAAGTACCAATTAATTCAACCTTCCCTGCTTTCCAAAGCTTATGCATAAAGTTGACATATTGCTGTGTGTCATCTTTAAAACGGCAACGGTAGTAAAAAGTACCCGTCACAGTTACCTCTACACCTTCCTCGATCGGCTGTGAAAGTACATATTTACCGTCACTCGTTATCTGAGCAGTTGCGTTATTCCACATAAGCTTTTCTTGGTCTGTGTTCCACATTGTTTTGGCTGGTGTTTGATTCCACATGTTGGGATCTACTTCACCTACAATCTGCTCCTCTGTATTACCTAGAGGCAATTGGCTTGTGTACATATCCTTGTATAGCTGGAAAGTTGTAGCAGTTCCATCACCAATAAATGTGCAATTAAACTCATTGTCATCAGGCATCTTATAAAGAAATGAATCAAATGCCCCACGGCGCTCTAAATAAAATCCTTGAAGTTGCTGCAATTCCTTTCTCCCCTTATTTTCGCGCAAGAATGCGTAAGACAACGAGATTTCATATTTAGGTGAGGCCTGAAAGCTTGCTCGAAGCTCTCGGCCATTAATGGAGGTCATGATTTTGGTGTTAAACATGGGAGTAATAGATGTATCCCATTCAAGACCGGGTAATTCTGGAAATAATACGTTTGACACTTACACCTCCTTATTTACCGTTTTTACCAAATCCACGGGCATAACTTTGCAAACCACTAGCAACTGCACGGCCATTGCTCTTCAAGAGCCGTTGAATACTCTTGGCATCAATTGCACTAATATTAATGGTTGCTCCCGCACCTCCACCTTCAGCAACTGCAGCAGCTCCAAAGCTTGCCCCATTACGCAAAGCTTTACCCATTTCACGAATGGTATTCGCATGTTGTGAAGGTAGAACCATTTCATCTTCATGTAGCTGGGTAACCGGATTCACACCTGATGGAATGTCGTAACCGCCTCGAGCAGATTTAATCTTGCCCGCAAGACCAGCAACCAAGCCAAACGCAGCTGCACCGGCACCAACGGCAAGAATTGGACCGACATATGGAATTGCAACCATGGCTTTAAAAGCTCCGGCCATTGCCTCCCATGCAGACATCATGATGCCTTTGATAGCTTCAGCTGCTTTTAAGCCTAAACGTGCTAGACCACCTGCTGCTGTAACGCTGGTACGTGTTGCTTCACCTGCAATGGTTGCCCCTGTTTGAGCAGCTTGGCCAGAAGCTTCTGCTGCTGTTTCAGCACCAACAAAGCCAAGTTTACGCGCCAATTTAATAGCTTGGATTTTTAACCAGTCTTGCAACTCTTTAGTAGCTGTTTGCAAGGCAAATGCCCCCATATCAGCAAGAACTGCTTTAGTTGCGTTACTCCAAGTGAGGGTACCATTCATAAGAGACTGAATGCCCTGATCCCAAAGGTTAGAAAGACGAGAAGTAAACCCACCGAACTTAGCCTCAAAGTCTTTCATTTCCGCATCACTGATTAAGCCCATAGACTTAGTGTCAGCAACTTTCTGGTCTGTCTCTAAATCAGAAATGTTGTTTGTGATTTGGTTTTGATTGCCCTGTTTGCCAGTAATACCGGTTTGCTCATTCTCAAGTGCTAAACGCTCTAAAAGACCTTGCCGCTTAATTTCGCGTAACTGATCTTCTAGCTGTTTTTCCAACTGAACTTTACGGACATTTGAAATTTTCTTGGCATCATATTCAGCTTGGATCCGTGCAGCTTCGATTTCATAAAGTCGTTGTGCTTGCTGTTGATAATTGTCTATTTGTTCTTCACGAGCTTTTTTGTATTCCTCAAACTCTTTTAAACGAATAGCAATGATCTTGTCTGAAGCATCCTTTTCGGCTTTGACTTTTGCAGCTGCTTTTTCATCGGCAGTCATCTTGGATTTTTCAATCTCATCTAATGCCTTTTGCAGATCTAAAGCGACTTTCTTTTCTTCGGATGCATATTTATACCGAATATCGGCAAGTGCTTTAGCTGCTTGTTCAGCTTGGCGCTGACGCTCTTTAGCTTCCTGCTCAGCCTTAGATTTAGCTGATGATTTAGAACCGCCTTTCTCGTCTTTTTCACCAGTACCTATACCTAATTTTGTATTAGGTGGTGCAGTTCCTAAGCCAAGCTTAGGTGGTTTTGGCGGCTCGACTGGTTTGGTCGGATCCTTAAACACATAGTTGGTAATCTTCTGATTACCCGCTGTAGTAACCTCAAGAATTCGCTTTCCTGCTGTGACAAGTGAATTGGCTGCTGTAGTGGCTCCCGCATTCCAAGAGTTTTTCAGGTCTGCCATGCGGCCCTTCATTTGATTAGTGTATCGATCAGTAATACTACCAAGCTGAGATAAACCACCCTCCCATGCAGCTTTTGCACCTGAGAAGTTAAAATGGAGGATATTATTTACAACGCTACCAAATGTTTGAAACTTAACTTGTAGAACATCCAAGCCGTACTGGATAGTGCTACGAACCATATCAAAGCCAGCCATAAGGCCATTAAATGCAATAATTAATGCTTGGCAGACCGTAACAACAACGGCACGAATGATTGCAAAAGCAGATTGCACGCCTACCTGAAAGCCCGTAACTACTACACCTAATGCTCGTAGTACTACAGATATAGCATCCATAAAGCCTATCTGTTTATTCGCATCGTCTCCAATGCTTCCAGTCAAGTCACTCCAGATTGCCCCGATCGTTGTGAACTGCTCACTCAGAATGCTAAATAGGCTTTCAAAAATACCAATAATCGATTTAATTGAATCATCAATGGCATCCTTAGAATCAACCGCAAAAGTTAAAAATTGATTGGCTAATTCAGTCAGGGATGGAGCTGCTTGTGCTGCAATTCGGGTTAATACTCCTTGAAGTGTTGTTTGGACAGTCTCAAGGGACGTATTAAATTCTTTGGTAGCAGCTATGGCATCATCACTCATGATTACGCCTAGATCATGAGCCTGTTTAGCATACTCTTTTAATTTTTGACCGTTGTTATCCAATAATGGAGCTAATAATGTTGCATCGTTCGCAATGGCTTCCATATAGAAAGTCATTTCAGCCTGTGAAACATTGGCTTTTTGCAAAGTCTGGTAGTACTTTTCTAGGATTTGCGGACCAGATAAGCCTTTAAATTGTTGGGCAGTGACACCGACTTTTGGCGCGATCTTCTCAAAGAAATCGGCCATCTCACCACCACCAGTTTGCATGAAGTCACCAAACTTATCGTTTACATCTTTCATGATGTCCGATAGCTTGTCCTGCTCCACGTTTACTTTTTTGGCAGCAAATGCCCATTCTTGAAATTCTAAAGTATTCGAGTTTGCTAATCGGGCTTGAATCTCTAACTCTTTTGAAGCCTTACCTACTGCAGATACAAGATCAGGAATTGCTGCAACCGCTTCCGCTGCACTTCTAGCAATCTCTTGGCCAATACCAAGAAAAAAACCGCCTCTGACTAAAGATAGGCCATTAGTCAGCGAGCTCTTAATATCATTGCCTACTGTCTTAAACTTATCAGAAAGGTTTGAGGCAAAGCCATTTAGCTCTAACCGTAGATTAGAAAGATCAAGTTTAAAATCAATGTTATGCCCAGTACTTTCAATCTTCTTGGCGGAATCTGAAACTATTTTTTCTGCATCTTGCATACCTTCCTTTAACTCGGAAGTTTTAGCACCAACATGCACTTCGACACGGTTATTATTTGCCATACACACCTCATAGGCATAAAAAAACCTTGCCGATGCAAGGTAAATTTGAAAAATAAAAAACCCCGTGTGAACGGGGTTATTTTCTAAAGAATATTTATTGAATTACAACTAAGTCAGTTATTCCACAACCTGACGATGCAGCTTGAGAATGTATAAATCCCATATTAAATTGTTTGACTGTTTTAGTTTCACCAGCTTTAACAATCTCATAAATTACTCGGCTATTGCTGTCGATCTTTGTTTTACTATTAGAATAGTGCTCACACTCTACAGTGATATCTTTAATGTCATATTTACTATTATTTTTGATTTTAAAATCAACCAACATGACACTATCAAAACCACCTTTTGACCAATCATAATCAAGTACAGTATTTTTTAATGCATCTTCTTTAGGTGACAATTCTCTAGTGCTACTTGATGAAGAAGATCCCTCTCCACCACCAGCAATAATGCCAATAATAAATAGAATAACAAATCCTAGAAAGATCCATTTTAATAAGGAGCGTTTTTTAACTTTTGCTCCACAACTTGGACAATTTTTAGCTTGAGTACTAACTTGTGCCCCACACTCTTTACAATTTGTTAAAGCCATTGATTTATCCTTATAAAGTTTAATCAACAAACTTTAACCAACGCTTACAAATAATGCAAACAGGGCAGCCTCAACCACCCTGTGGAAAATTCGACAAAACTTCCAGCATATCGTCCTCGTCATCATCTGAAACGGTGATAGCTTGCGGAGTTTCATCAATTCCCATAAATGCTTCCAAAATACGGCAAAGCCGTTGTATCCCAATATGCGCGGGAGGGTTACTTTGCTGATACGCACTTAATGCTCTTAATCTAGGCAGGTCCATTTCATTACGCACATAGTCGTAATCTTTACCCATCGTTAACACTAAATGCGTGTACAACTCCTCCCAGTTTATTCCCCCGAGCTTTCACCTGCGGGTTTACCTGTATATTCCAAGCCAGATGTTTTAGTTACTAGGGCTAAAACTTCTTCCATGTTTGCCATGTCTAAAAGCTCATCCGAAACATATTCACGGGTAATATCCGGGTAATTCCGTTTTAAACAAATATGAGCCATATCCACAATGACGGAAACAGGCACATCATTTGAGCTTAACTGTTCTTGGAAACGCTCAAGTGTACCCAATGGTGCCGGAGCAAAAATCCATGTCTGACCAGCAATCTCTTTACTATTACCACGTGGGTTATCAACTTGCTTAAATTGCATTTGGCATTACTCCGATAAATCTATTTTGAAAACACGGTTAAGATCGTCAGCCATAGGCTGGAATTCAAACTCAGGAATATCGTAATCGTCCTGTTTTGAACTGAATCCAAGTTTGTTACTGGTGCAACGGAAAAAATTCATGTGCATGAACTTGCCTTTGTAGTCACGTTGCAGGTCAACGGCAAACTCTGGCGTATAACCCATATCTAGGTTAGATACAGTGATTGACTTAGCACCCGCCACCATTGCTGAATAACGGAAGTTAATAAATACCGTTTTACCTGCATCTGCAGCAGCAAATGTATAAGCACCGGTTGCCGCATCTACACTGTATTGCCCTGTTGCTGGTGCTGTAGGTACACGTTTAAGTGGGATTGCTTTAGCATCTGTTACGCCTAGATCCTTTACATATGTACCGCTGTTAGGAACAACTGGTGTAACAGTGCCACCAGCCGGAATCACTTCACCATTAATGGTTTGGGAAACTGTTTCGATTCCACCCTCAGCAACAACGCCACCGAAGAAAATGGAATTTAATAAGGTACCGTTAACACGTCCGAAAGAAGCTTTACATTTAATGGTACCTTTACCGCGTGCAGCATCTACGGCGAATTGACCACGACCGAAAAGCTCTTTTAAGTCATAGCTAATATCTACACCAACGGATTGCATAACCCCCACTTCAACTGGTGTGGGATTACTAATCGGTTGCCCGTATACATCTTGAATCGGTGTAGCAAAGATCTTGCCGGCACCAAATAAATATTGAGCCATTTATTTTGACCTCTCTAAAATGACAAAACCGCCATAGAGGCGGTCATAAAATGAAGTTAATTGGTTGTGAGGATCCGGATAGGGATAATTGCAATCGCCTGATCATCCAGCATGTTTTCTACTGCTTCATATACTTCTACGGTGCCATCGATCCAGCAATGCTCAACCAAACCTCCCAAGGTCTGACACTCATTAAAATCTGGATGATCTGGCTGAATAGCTTCACGTACACGATCGATGAATATATTCATCTGTGATGATGGAGGTTTATCTCTATCAGCCTCATGGATATAGAGATAGACCTCAGCAGCAAGTTCAACTTTTGAATCCATACCATGTACAGGTACTTCCTGCTGATTGCCTTGTGTAATAAACATTGCAGGTCGTTCATGAGGCAATACATTACTAAAGTGACGTAAACGGCGACTGACCGTAATCAACCCCTCTACTTTTGTGCTTAACCGATCAAATAAAGCTTGATAGATTGCTTCGCTATTCACCTGCTAAACCCCGCTCAATTGCTGCATCAATATTTTTCGGCACAATCTTGGCCACGATATCCAGTGAATCACGCATGAACCGCAATTCCCTAAAACGTACATTCCTTGAATGGGCCTTAATATTGACCTGAACCGGCGAAATAGGCCGGCCAAACGCCTGCTTAATTGTCCTTAGGTGTGCTTTAACACCCAAAGCTCCATTTAGACCAAATTCATGTGCAGGTGCATAAGGTACCAAAGCACCACCAGCTCCTACAGTTCCCTCAATGGAATCCTTATCCTCATCCACCTTTGATGAAACGGATCCACGTAAGCGGCCTGACTGAACTTTAAGTCGTTGGCCACTTAACATGTCTTCCTGAACAATCCGCTGTAAGCGCAAAGTAAGAGCGTTAATCGTGCGTCTTATTTCAAACCTAACGCGATTATTCATCTCATCAAAATTGACCTGAGTATCAACACGATAATCGCTCATAGCTTATTTACTCTTTAGCAGAGGTAGCCGTTTTCTTTGGCTCAACAACTTCAACATAACGCTCAAAACCTAAGGGCTTTAAAATATGGATAATGTCATTATCAGATTCTAAAACGCCGTTTTTGATATCTAGGTTTTGTCCAGCAATAACGATTTTAGTTGGCTTGTAACCTTCTGGTGCCTGATATTTAAAAGGCATGGGTCTCTCCTATACGACAAAAACACCAACACCTAAACGATTAGGGTTTGTGCCTTCGTCATCGATTGGAATGGAATTTTTTAACGCAAGGTAGCGTTGGCCATAGATGCTGAGATCATAGAAAGCTTCTTTCGATGATCGTGAATAACTCACGCTTTGGCCAGCAATTGTCATACTCGAGGCGGTACCAAAAGCAGCACCATTGCCGCTAACGGTACCAACTTTAAGAATATGTGCTGCATATAGACCTACGGCACGTTCCTTTAATGCCCCGAACTCAATTTGAGAAACAATCAGATCCGCTTCTTCTAAAGCATCCTGAATTTTTGCATCTGGCAAAGACATTAAACTCGAATCAGTCGAGAACTTTTCACGAAACGTTTGTACGTCCATATGTCTACCTTATTCCTTAGCCTGAGCTAACTTAGCTTGTAACTGCTCAAGTGTTTCATCGTCACTGAACGTTACTTCAAGTGCAGTTAATTCAGCTTTCACGGCGGCCAAAGCGTCTTCATCAGTTGGCTTTTGCTGCTCACCTGCTGCATCGTTTTGTTTACCACCTTTACCACCACGGCCACCAGTTTTACCTGTTGCTTTTGGCTCATCATCTGGGATTTCCTGAACTTCAAGTTCACCGATATTAATAAGATGTTTAGCAAACTTATTTTTAGTGAGCTTCTTGTGCGCTTCTTCATCCACAAGAGTTGGTGTGCCTGTAGGCAAAACAGCAATACCAGAAAAAACAAAAGCGGCCTGTAAGCCGCTATAGATATAAGAATATTTCATACTGTTTTAATCCTTACACGTGATCCAAGTAACGGAGAGAATCAACACGCTTCAACCATACGCCTTGATATTTATAGTGACCAGGCACTTTAATATCCACACCAACTGGTTGAGCTGCCAAGAAAGTGACGTCATCACATTTCATTTGGATGCATGACGGATCACGGCGGTAAATAATAGAACGGTCAGCACCTGCCGTACCTTTACCATTTGAACGACCTAAACCACGAATGGTTAACGGCTTACCTTGTGATGCGAAGATGTTATTTTCTTCAATGAATTTTAAGAAAGTCTTTCCGCCAGAATCAGCAACTACACGGGTAGAAAGATGTAAGTACTGATTTGATGCCATCAAATAAGTATCTGGCTGTACGGATACATCCCCATCAACAAGATCTTCAGCATCTGCCAAGCTTGCATTGAAGTCACTTAGTACTTCTTCAATGGTTGCAGTAGCCCAGTTATGTTGGGCTGTAACAATGGTTACACCCGTCTGATTTAAGAAGCCTTTAACTCCGGTAAGAGCATTGCCATACCAAGCAATGTTACTTAAGTGTTTTTCTGCAGCTAGACGAGCGGCCTCTACTTTATCTGCTTCAAGTGCTAAATTTAATTTTTGGGCTGCTTGTAACTCAAACACTGAATACATATAACTGATCGTGCCGACCTTCACTGGCAATTGAACAGTATCATATTCAACTTCAGCCACGGGAATATCATTACCAGTTCCTGAATGATCTTTACCCATACCCACACCCTTCTTACGGCTTAGGATCTCTCCTCCACCATATACGGCATTGACAGGTTTAACAGGAATGTATTTAGCGTAATCCATCACTTGCTGAAGCTGAGGACCCATTTCGTTAAATTCTTCCAATTTAACGAATAACTGGGCTAATGCATCAATATTAAATGCATCCCCAATATTTGCCTGAACCATTTGAGCTACTGGTGTTAGACGTAGCTTCATTGCTGCCAATTTACTCATAATTATTATGCCCCACGTAAGCGAACAGCAGCTAAGCCCTGCTCATTTGAAATTGTTTCCCAAGATGCGTTCGGTAACTCTGTACCATCTGTTGCTGTTGGGGATAAAGAACCTAACGGCGCTGCTGTGGTGCCGTTAGCTGTTTTGACATAAACCTTATCGTTGATATCGGTGACTGGTGCGGTGACCTTCACGTAAATCGAACCGATCGTCATAACCGGTGCTACATCAGTAGCCTTATAGGCTTCTTTGCCATCTGCCGTTTTGCCTGACTTACCTACGCCGTGACGTACGATAATTCCAAACTTGGTATTAGTTGCACCAGTTACCGCTGAAACTGTTTTTCCGTCAGTACTTCGTACAACCACGTCACCATCGTTTACCAAACCGGTACCAGCCACAGGCAGGGATAAAATATCCTCTGGCCCAATGAGGTGAAACTTCATGCCGGGTGCAGCATCGTATTGCTTAACCATGATTTACACCCCCTTAGATTGTTTTGTATGCGTTTTCTTTGCTGTAGGTCTTTTCTTCCCCACCGCCTGCTGGGTTGCCATCACCAGCTTTAACACTTTGCTGCTGGTGAAGAGCATCACCTACAGGATTAGAAGGATGAGTACCCTTCACAGCACAGAGTGCACGGAAAGTTGTGTCGATCTGCTCAGGCTTTGCATCACCTACTGATACGTTACCCATCAAAGCAGTTACTAAAGCATCACCAGCTTTTGCAGCAATAACATCACGCTTGATTTGCTCACATGAGCAACCTTCGGTTTTAACTGTTGGCACCAATGCTTTAGCATCGGCAATCACAGCAGCACGCTCTGCAGCAGCTTGCTCAAGCTTTTCAGGAGTCATCTGGTTCTTTTCCAGATCACCTACTTTTTGCTCCAGTGCTGTTTTTTCGGCATGTAACTGATCTACTACCGCTTGAACTGCGTTCAATTCATCACCGATAGAAAATTGCTTATCACCAACTTTGAGCTTTGCCGCCTTTAGATTGTCAAGCTGCTCTTGCTGGATTTTTAATGCATCCGCTAAAGGCGTGTTATCGCCAATGTTATAGCGCACACCATTTACAATAACTTCCATTGATATATTCCCCTTATGTGGAGTTTGTTGTTTGTCACCGATGCGGCAATCACCACCACAACGGCCATATTTAACGAGCGCTACGTGATTGCCTATAAAATTGATAAATTTGGCTTGATACGGCGTGCCATCTGGCGCCGTACCCTGCTCAACGATTAATAAGGCTCCATAGCCAAGCGACATTTCCAGTCGCTCGTTGCTTTGGATCAGATCAATACTGATCTTGTCTTTAATGAGCAAATCACCGACCAGATAATCGCCTTCCTGTCGGACGTTCTCACAATAGCCAATGTGATAATCCTTCCAGTTAGATGCGTTAATTTCATTTTTAGGCGGGTGATAATCAGTAGCGTCTACACCATTGAAGCTTTGAATAGCCTCAGGCTTAAAAAGCTCCTCTGGCGGTGTGTAAACATTGATGATTTGATCGGGTGAGTAACCTTCTAGTGATGGAAACTCATACGCATAGTACTGACGTACTTGAGGCGCCTTAGCTAAGCGAACATTGACGCATTTCAGATACCCCTCTTTGGTAAATGAGCGTGTCGATTCGCTTGGCGCAAAGTCACCAATTTTGAGTTGGTAAATGGTTTTCATAAATTGCGCTCAATAAAAAAACCACCCGAAGGTGGCTTTATTAATTTTCAAAATTACGTTCTTGAATAGGTAACAGAAAAGTCTTTAGCAGAACCGAAATCTACACCATCAATAAAAATATTAGTTTTAATGGGTTTGATATTCGGCGGCTGCAATCCTTTTAAACTTCCCACCACCTCTTGAAACTTTTCAGCAGCCTTACCCGCCGCCTTAGCCAAGTTAGGAAACCCGTCACAGCAAGACATTAACCACAGTGGAGTGAAGTCGCCACCAGTTACAAACCCGCCTTTAGCAAATTTCTGTGCTTGTAAACGGCGATAAAACCGTTTTTTACTAAACTTTTTGCGTTTCATGGCCATAAATCCTTATTAATGGTATTAGGCTTTTAAAGCCATAATGATCGAATCTAATTTCCAAAGCAGAATGGGGATTGAAATTAAAAGAACTGACAAGAAAACCTTTTTCAAAGTGAGTTCTCGGATCTGGTTCATTTGCTCAGGGGTTACGTTACTTACTTCATCCCATTTTATTGGAGGGGTAGAAACAGTTGGTGGTGGAGGCTTAGGTTTTTTAGAGCTTTCTACTCCATCTACTTTAACTAATGGGGGTGTACAAACAATCGGCGGAGTGGGTCTTCTTGGACCGTGGTCCTTCCCACACTTCCAGCATTTCTCGCTAGCGTTAGAATCAGTCAATTAAGATATCCTCATAGTTAGGCAATGCCGTGCAACGACATCGGATAGGCTGACCGGGATGCCCCCCTTCTGGCGGTGAATCCCATCTGAATGTCTTGCCCTGTTTATGTTGATGATCTGGGCGTACACGCTCATCTTTCGCCGTTTGCCATGTGTATGTCTCAACACCCATCGAAAGCTGTCGAGCTTGGTTAATTTGTCCGTTAATCTTGCCCATCTGATCACTAGCAATAAGACGTGCACGATAATCAGTAGATAACCCTAATTGCTTAATAGCTTTGGCCAACTCTTCATTGGTTTGTCCAGTCTGCAAAGCGTTGGTAATTAATACTTCAAGCTTATCGGCATATTGCTGTGGAATGGACTTAATCAAACTGACATTAGCCGTAATGTTTAGATCTACCTCATCCTGAATATCAGCAGCTCGATAGAACGGCGTAAGATCTACACCAATAATTGTTTTAGTGTGTTCTGCAATTTGCTTGTCCACTTCCTTTTGAGTATCAGTCACAACCTTTGTGGCCAACGGTCGTGAAATCTCTACAACATACTTTGTGAGCTTTTCCCTAAACGCCGTCATCATGTCAGAAAACCAAGCATCACCGATATTCTGGCCGACTGTAGGGATAACCAATTCTTTTGTTTGTTCCTGACAGTATTTTGAAATAGCCAGTAGTTGTCGTGTGTAATATAGCTCTACACGGCGATTTACATGCACGGCCCTCAGCTTAGAAGCTTTACGACCTTTTTTACGTTTCTTCGCCTGCTGGAGGTGGGGTTTCAGTATCTGAATTATCGTTGTCATTAAGCTTCACCATTGTCTCAAGCTCTTTGATATGTTCTTCATCAATCACTGAATAAACACCATCAATGAGTAGCTGCCGTGCTATTTGTGGCTCTGTAATGATGCCCATTTCTAAATACTTGGAATCCCGTTCTGCGTTAGCTTTCTCAACCTCAGAACGCACCTTAGCGTCTAACTGCCATAAAGGGTTAAACACAACATCTAAACTTGGAATCTGACGACCAAATGTAGCTTGAACAATTACTCTTAAAAGCTTCATCATGAATGGCTTTAAGGACCATATTTGCTTAGTAGCAATACTGTCGTAATAGTTCCGTGTGTCGTGCTCACCAGTTGCGTTCATGCCTGCAGGTGATTGCCCGAATAAAATCGTATATGGCATATCGGCAGCACCAGCAGCTTGGATAGAGAATTCACGCATGAGGTCAGGTAAACCACCAAAGCTATAAGATTTAGAGTCATACTCCTCATCTTTATCCAAGACGATCATGCCGTTTAGGCCCTTAAGCAATCCGACACTAAGAAAACGTTCAGCTACTGATTTCATGTCCTCTTTGATCTTATCGACCAAGTTTGGAGTTCTAATCACATCAATTTTTGATTCATGCACAAGACTTGCTGAGGCTTTCTTAACGGAGGCATGATCAAGCAGATCCTCATATACTTCCTGAAGAATACTTACCGGCTCTTCATTAACTACATCGGCATGGCCAAACTTATATAAGCGTGTATGGTGGATCCTTTGCGTAGATTTTCCATCAAGCTTTAGCTTATAAAATTCAGGCTGCTTTAAAAGTCCACCTGCCTCCTTAGGCGATAAGTATTTACTGGTATCAGCTTCTATGTACTTTTTCTTAAGCACCGTGAAAAACTCTAAACGACCAATACCTAACTTGTTTAAATCAAATGGTTGATCTAAGTTGCCGCCGTCTACAGTCCCTAGAAGCACATAGCAAACGCCATATAAGCGAGAAAGTACCAAACTAGATAAGAGCACCCCATCTAAGTTAAATGCCTTACATGCCTCTTTAAGCTTCAATAAATCGTTATCTTGAATCCCTTCAAAAAACCATCCAGCTCGGAGCATGTCACTTGCTGGTCGGTTGACGATTCGCTTAGCTAACCAGTGTTGATACACGGCTTCTAATTGCTCATCAGGAATTACCTTCTTAACGAAAGAGCCGTGTGAAGCTTTGTCACGTTCGGTACCAATATTTGAGACAAAGTTTGTATACGCCCCTGCATCGCCAATTGCATCGGGCTTTTTAGTTTCAGCCATAATTTCCTCTAATCAAATACAGTTGGCTTTTTGGCTAATGAATCATTAATCGCATCAATGGTCGGGTCCCACTGGTCGTCATGGTCATGTGACCAATCAGCAGTAAGGCCTTCAATCTCTTCAATGTAGTTCAATAGCCACGGTGCATTAGCTGGTAACCAAACGCGCTGATCTTCAACATAAAGAATGACGTCCATTGTCCGTGACAATTTGTCCTCATCCCGCTGAATTGCCCTAATAGGTAATGTAGTTTCCCTAGAAATAGATTGAATTAATCCGGTACCACTCGCCTTATCTTCTACGGCCATATAGCGAAGTTTGCCGATTTTGGTGTTGCTATCCTTATGCTTATTGATAAAGGCTTTAGCCTCCTTCAATAGCTCAGGTGCTTCCCATTTCCCGCGTTTCACATCAATGATGTAAAGGTTATTGTCATAGCCTAGACCAGCACATAAGAACACCGAGAAGTCATTATGCTTTTTGACCTTCTGTGCAGTATCGGCCCATACAGCCCGCCATTTAAGAACAGGCAGCTCTAAATAACGTGGGAACCATTCAGCCTTAACAAGATCACCACCGAGCTTTTTAGGTGCCTGTTGGTATTGGCTTGCAAACGTATAACGAGATACCGTAGCGCCGTCTTTATCCTGTCCGCCTTGTTCGAGTTGCAATAGCGATTGCAATGATTCTTTTAATGGCCAATAACTTTGACGGCCTTTCGCATCTCGCTCAACATCACGTGGAATTTTTCTCTGTATTTTTTCAGGCAACTTACTGATGTACTCATCATCGATAAGTGCGGGAATACTGATCTGCTCCCACTCACCAGGTACATTACCGGTCATCACAAAGTTAGTCGGATCTTCAACGTGCAAACGTTGCATGATCAGAATAATTGGCGTGTCAGATTTAGCTTTACGAGAGTTGACCGTGTTTAGAATTTTACGGTTAGCTTTACGTCTAGCGGTCTGGCTAAATGCATCCTCAGGCTTTAATGGGTCATCAAGAATAATCGCTCCGGTAAAGCCCTCATTGGCTAATGTACCAGCACGGCGTCCAGTGACCTGCCCACCCATTGAAGCAGAATAAACATGACCAGCATCGTAACCATCAACTGTAGTTTTCCAGCTCGACTTAGCATCCGTACCGGTAGAGATCTTTACTGGCCATAAACTCTGAAAGTCTTCCGACTTGACAATGTTCCTTGCAGTTGCAGATACATCCTCTACAAGTGATTGGGAGAAAGACAAATACAGAAACCGCGAACGAGGATTACGTGCTATACCGCGGGCAATAAGGTTTGTAAGTAATTCAGTTTTACCGCTTCCGGGTGGAACGTTAATAACTAGGTTTTTAACCTTGCCAGCAATTACCTCATCAATCATGTCGGCAATATATTCATGATGCCAATTGACCGAAAACTTAAAGCCCATGCGTGGCAAGAAAAAAGCACGCGTGAAAAATAAATGTTCTTTCTCACATTTAATCCGCTTAGCTTTGGTTTTAACAGAATCAATATTCGTTCTCGAGTTCATCTATCGCCTGCCTTACCTGCTCATCGGTAGCAGTCACATAGGTAATATTTTCGCTTTGTAAAGGACCACCGCCCGCCCCTGTTATTTCCTTGCGATTGGTATATAAGCCGCCAACCTCTTTTGCTGCCTGCTCCATTAAGCTCGGCACTAAGACTGGGTTATCTTTGAATTGTTCATGATCGATGAATCGTTGTAGGCGCTTGAGGCGGTATGCAATGTTAGCGATTGGAATAGCGCTAAGGTTGTTATTCATTTCCTTGCGCACTCTGTAGAACTCTTCCTTTAGTTCTTCGCTCAAGTCCTGTCCCGTTTTTTTTGTTGGGTCGTATGCTTCACATTGCTGTTTGGTTACGTTGATACCAAATTCTTCTTGGACGCCCCTTGCAGTTTCACTAGGTGTCTCATAGGTAGCAAGTGACCGTACTATATAGAGTTTTACCCGTTTATTAAGCCTTGCCATTTATCTCTATCCGTCCAAGTACGTCCAAGTAGAGTGGCAAAAAAAATTTATACCACCTTCAAGTAACAAGTGCCACATGCATAGTGAACATCAACTCTCGACATCTCAGGTCTTGTATTAGCTGCTTCAACCATTCTTTTGACATCCTCACTTGCACCATATCGACGTACAACGCCAGTAAATTCTTCAACATCGTGACCTTGAATAGCTAACTTAGGCATACCAGTTTCTCTGTTATAAGCTGGTGTCCCGTATTGGTCCTTCTTATGTGCAATGTGATAAAGCTCGTGTTCAACCAAAGCACAAAAGTTCACATCACTTGCTATACGTGAATATGAAGCATCAAAAGTGATTAAGTATTCAGGTAAATAATTGAACCACTGGATGAATTGTTCTTCTTGTCGTTCTTTCTTCCAGCCACCAGCATTGATCATGACTTTTTCAGTAGTACCAATGACCTGACGGCCTTGCTTTTTAAAACCAGATCTAGCCCACATCACAGCAATATCGGGATATCGAAATGACCGTAAATGCATGTGATCAGGGTTAAATAATTTAGATTTAGGATCTAGAAAAACCTTTCTTATCCATTCCCATAATTCTGGCGCTGGCACAAAGTTAGGCGTACCCATTTCAAAAATCCAATCTGGAGGCATTGGACGAACAGGCACATGAAAGCCGACTTCATTTTTCATAAATTTAACCCAATAAAAAAAAGCCCCAAATTGGGACTTTGTAATTCATTAATTAAGTAAAAAATAATCCATAATTCTTTCAATCTACTACAAACTTAATTCTGCTTTTGACTCTCAATCATTTCTGAAAGGCTTTTTTGAAATTCAGGGATGGAAAATATATCAATATATGGCATTTTAAGAATCCTTTTATTTTTCTTAAGTACGCCTAAGCCAGAAAGAGACTGTGATTTATCTGTTAGGAAAAAAAATTCAAAACAGTAACCCTCAAAAATAGTTAAAAACCGAATTCGCTGCATATTATCAATATTACAATAAATATCAGTTATAAAATCTAATTCCATTTCATTAAATGGAGCTATCAAACTTACTAATTTTGAAATTCTGAGATCATAACATTCGGTTAAAAAAACCCGCTCGTTCTTAACACTTTCCTTTAAAAAATTTTTAGCTAAAGGAGATTCATCAAAAATTTTTAATTTTTTAAAAACTTCATGGTTAGATTCAATTCCTCTCCACATGATAGACAATAAATATAATATAAGCTTATTTTGGTCAACACCTTGAATTTCATAGTGATTATCTCTCTTTTTATGTTTTACAGATTTAATTCTATTTCTTAAAATATTTAATGAATAGTCTTCATATTTTTTATTTAGTTTATGTTCACATTCACCACATAACATATATGTTGCCCACTGATCTTGATCTTTGACAACTTTATTATGCTTTTTATCAAATCTTAAAGCATGATTCGCACCTTTTAAGGCCTTTTTAAAAACTGCTCTGCCAATGACATGCGAACGTTTCAATTCTTTTTCTAGATCGCATAGTTTGCAAATTCCTTTTTTCATATTTTGCTGCATATCACTCTTGATGTTTCATTTATATTTTATCAATAAAAATAAAGGAATAAAAAATTAAAATATTTAGGATTATTAACAAAAAAGCCCCGCCAATAATCGATATTCAGCGGGGCTTTACATGCCGTAATACGTCCGGCAAGAAAAACATAAACATTAAAAAACCCGCTTCTAAAAAGAAACGGGTCAAAAAACAAAAAACTTTCAGCGCAGTATTTGTGACATATCATACAAGTTAGAAGATGTATTTACAATATACTTTAAGCTTAATTTTTTGATGCTCTCAAAATATCCAAAACTCGCTTTGACATTTCATGCAAGTTGGACCCTATTGGTAGCCAAAAATGATAATTAATGTTGTCACGGTTAAAAACTTGCTTGTAGTAATCAGTTTTAAAAGATGGGTCGATATCAGAAGCTTTAAGTAGTCTTCCCTCTTTTTCTATCTTTTGCCCATCTAGTTCACCACCAACACAAATATTCATTTTTTTACCAGCCTGGACTATATAGCAAAAAATAAAAAAATCCGTACTTTGGGGAAAGTACGGACTAAGCTTTTCAACTGAAAAACACTATAATGGAAATAGACATCATCATAGTAAGTTTAATATACGATAAATTTCATGTTTTCTCAAATCCTAATTAAAAGCCCACCATTTGGCGAGCTTTTAAAACAATTTGGTGCAACGCTTATAACTTTGTCCCACCATATCACAAATCTAAACCAAGTGTGCTGCACTGTCAAGATTGCATTACCTCTATTTTACCATCCAAATAAGCCAAACCTTTATCAATCTCAGCACGTACTTTTGCTTTACTACATCTATGTACATTGGCAATTGTTAAATACGACCAATTATTTTCATAATAAAGTATTAAAAACCAAGCTCTTTCTTGTAGAAATTCTCTATTATCGTTATGCATTTTAGCCAAGAGCTTACTTACTTCAACTGCCTCATAATCTTCAATTTCGCATGGCATAGAGACCTTACTTGATCTAATTCTAGTTGTGTCATTTTGGTCAATTAAACATGCTAAAGGATTAGCAGAAACTTTAGATTTTGTTGATCTTACCCATAGACCATATTGTTCCAACCATTGATGAGCAGAACGTTTAGACCAGTCCATTGTCTTGTTATTAACTTTTGCATTCATGTTTAAACTTCCCTCACATCAATATTGTGAACTGTTTTCATCAGGTGTTTTTTATTTCGGTAACTCGGTAGCTTGCGTGTAGCTATAGACTTCACATCTTCAACAACGTATTCACCTGCTGTCGTGAAATAAGTGAAATCGGCAAAATATCTAAGTGCTGGTTTAGCTCGTTTCTCCCCTTCTAATTTTGTCTTCGGTGCCAATTCAAATTTTGTGTGATGCTGCAATTCTTTAATTTCACCTCGTTGTTGTAGAGCCTTAAGCTCGATATACCGCTTGTATTCTTTACTACTGTCAAAAGTCATTCCATCCAATTTAATTTTCGATGCATTAAACTTGTTACGCCCCTTTTTTACTTTTTGAGCTTTCGGACATGTTGCGCGGTAATCAGCAAGGCTCATTGATGACATCAAGCACCACCTTTCAGTAAATTTTCCAACTGATTAGCAAAGCAGTTATAAACTCGTGCTTTATCTTGATCACCAAAAAGGCTTGAAGCATGGGCATCGTGTTTATACTTTTGAACTAGGTTTTCAATTGATTCCCTTAGTTCAACCAGAGTGCTTTGCTTTTTACCGCTTAGAGGTTCAATTGAGCGTGGTACGTTTCCAGCCACTTCTTTTTCCATGTGATCAAAATAACTTTGACGTGCTAAATCTCTCGACTTGATTAGCTCTGGTGAAATAAGCTTTTCAATTTCACGGCGTTGCGCTTCAATCCATTTACTGTCCATTATTTGCGCCCTCTGCATTAAACTTCTTCGCTTGCTCAAGTGCCTTCTCTAATTGAAGCAACTCGTTGTAATCAGTATTGGATAAGCCACTACGGTTATTTCGGCCTCGTAATTTTTCACAGCGCGTCTTAACTTCTGCAAAACCGCCATAAGAATTTATTAATTCTTCAACTGCACAGTGTGGGCATTTATTCATGGCTGGCTCCTTTTACTTCTTCCATGAAGTCAAGGTCTGAATCTAGGCACTCACACCAAACACGACCTTTTAAAGTGAATTGATGCCATCCGTCTTTAATGCCGATATACGTCAAGATCTGAGGCTCATGACTCCATTTGTATTGATTTCCGACAACCAGATTCACTGCCCGCCTCCGTATATTGATTCGTATGCTGCGATAGCGGCTAGCAACGGCTGGTTGTATTCAAAGCAATCTTTGTGGGCTTCTGAACGTGCTGCTTTTAGTCCACCTAAGCTATTTACTAAATCAACCGACTCCACTAGACGCTTAAGTTCGGAAAGGTCTACAAAATATTTCTCCCGATCTGCCATACTAATCTCTATACTTTGGCCACATTGAAACTCAAACCCCTCATTCCACTCAGTTGCGTTAGAAGGTGCAGAATCAACGATTTCTTTCGCGTATTGCAGCCCTTTCTCTCTAATTAATTTGGATGCTTTCATACATTCGCCCCATCAATTAGCTGAAGAATATTTCTAGGGATTGGCATACCCTCCCGACGGCACATCTCTGCGTATTCGTGTGGATTATCGAAAGGATCAGGGCCCAACTCTTTTATAAGCTCAGGCTCTTTTTCTTTTGCCTCAAGTTTTTGAACTGGTGCAGGTTTACGACCATTGATTTTTAAACGTTCCATCAATGATTTGAGATGCTTTTGAGCCTCGTCATTGCTCACAGGAACGTGTTTAGGTTCTTTGTGTTCTAGTTGTAGCGGTGGAGCGTAAAACTCTTGCTGACGACCTTTCAATTGAGCTTTAGCCACCATCACGTTGTAGGTTCCGAAGAAATTATCTTGAGCTGCTCGCATTTGGCCGGCTTCGATCAAATACATCACTTCGTCTAATGCATATTTTGTAATTTGTGTAATAACCACGGTACTGTCAGTCGTAAACTTACATGCACGTGACCAAGCTTCCTCTGGAGACATCCAACTTTCACCAATACACCAGGTGCGAAACTCAGCAAATGACGGCATAAAACGTCCACCTGCTGTAAGTAATCGAGCAAGTGCGTTGTTAAATTGGTTTTGTTGAACGCCAACCAGTGTTTTAAGTGCGATCTGTTCAACTACTGACAGCGGTATTGCATTCTCTCCACTTGTTGGAAATTGTTTATTAAACTGAGCAGCGTAAACAGTGCGAAGAGATGCGATTAATTGACGCACTTCGTTCAAGGTAATCTCATGCATGACCTACCTCCTCAATCATTGGAAACTTTTTTGCTGGGGTTACATCCACGATTTGAGATTCGCTCTGTTCTTCAAAAAGATTAGCGAAGTAACCCGACTCTTGTGGTTTTTGACCGGTTGAAGTGATTTGCTCTTGTTTCTTGCGGTTAGCAGCAACTTGTTTCTCGTTGTTTTGAACCCAAGAGAACCACTTAACCAACCAGATGCTTGGTGTATTCAACGAACTTGATTCGTTTGCAAAGTACCAGTCCCCGAAGTTTTGAATCATGGTTCTCAAGTCGATTTCAGGTACAGAAACAAATCTTTGTTGAGCAAGTGAGATGAAATCGTATTGAAACTCGCTGTATTCAGAAATGAATTCACGCATTGAGTAACGCTTGTGATCATCGATCTGATACTGAGCAAATTGGATTGGTGTAAATTGCGAATTTTCTTCACGCGCATTACTACTACTATCTATATATTGGTTATCGGTTAACGGTTTATGGTTAAGGTTTTTTTGGCTTTCACTTTCAGAACCCAAAATTAACCCACTGGGTTTTTGTGGGTTTTCAGAATTAACCGAGTCGCCTTCACTTTGGTTTTCTTTTGGTTTTTCCTTACGTGGACGCCCACCTTTCTTACCATTTTCACGATTTTTATCCCCTACTTTTTGATAAGCGGCGATTTCTGAATCACAACGTTTGTTGTGAAACCCGTCTTCCTCTTCCACAAAAAACTCTTGCAGCACAATTAATACTGCATCCCTTTCTTCTTGGGTATTTGCACGTAACCGACGAAAAACCGACTGGGTTTCTTTGGGTAATGGTTTTTCATTCAAATAATAAAAATCGAGAGCACGGCGATAAAAGCACTCTTCAACTGGGCTAAGGTGCGCTGTAGCAACCATAAAGTCGCTGATATGGTGGAGATATTTATACATCAGTGACTGCTCCTAATTTTACAAGACCACGCATTTCCAACTGACGAATAATTCTTGGAGGAATAAATTCGTTGTTGATTTTGTAGCGAGTTCGAGACTTTTCTTTCACCTGAATTAGTTTGTGCCCATCCTCCATGAGACGGCGAACTGCTATAGCCTGCCCCCCCCATATGGGTTAATTCTTCAAGTTGATAAAATCTTTCCTGAGCCTCAATTGCGGCATTCATGACTGAAAGTGGCATAGCTGCTAATTCTTTAGCCGAATAGATCTTTACTGGTTGTTCCAGTGGAATTACCACCTCTAGCGGTGTGGTGGAAACGGAAATATCCTGTTTTCTTCTTTCCGCATATCTCACTTTTCACCATCCTTTGGCTTAACATAGCCTCCAAAAGAATCAACCAAACACGCTTTGGTTAAGCTGGTTACAATCTGCTGTGCCAACCACTGCGTTATGCGAAATTGACGAGCCATAGCCTCTGAAAATTCAACTTTGGTTACCGCTGCATTATTTTCGTCATAACCTTTGTTGCGTAAATTTTGCTTTTTCACCTCAAATAGGTGCTCAAGCACTCGCAATGCAGGCTCATAAAAAGATTGGATTTCGCTCTGCTGACGAGAATCTTTGATTTGCTGTGTAAAGCTGTTCATGACACCTCCGCTAATGCTTGCTCAGCGCTTGTTAGCCGGCGTTTGGCATTAAGTTCTGCAACTGTTGCTGTGCGGATTTCTTTTGATGAAACCAGAATCAAATGATTCTCTGATTGGATAGTCCACAACCTAGTCAAAGTTTTATTTCTAACCTCAAATAAATCGTTTGATTTAAAATTTCGGCACTCTTTAGTAAGCACTACAACGTCACCTATTAAAAAATCTGGTGAGTTGAGTTCGATTAGTTGTTCTGATAAATTAGTTTGCATATTCATGGGTTCCTAAATTTGTGAATGCGAAACCACTCCTGTTCCCGCAGGTAGTGGTTTTTTATTTGAATAAAATCCGCATGTATTCAGGGGAAGTGAATGCATGTGCTAAATAAACTCGCGTTGCTTCTGCAATTTCAGGTGAGCAATACACATCACTTTCTTGCACAACCTTCAAACCAATGGCTGTCAACAAAAAGCTAATAAACTCAATCTCAGTCCATCCATTTGATTTCTTTTCTGTTTTCATCCGTGAAAGGATGCTCGCATCGACATTTATCATCTCTGCTACTTGTCTTTGGTTGCTAGCGTTAAGTGCTTGCAATATGAGCGACTCGTTATTGCTAGCGCTTGCAGGCAATTCATTTGATACTTTGCTCATGGTTAAGGTCCTAAGCGGTTAATGATCCAAGGTTTTTGCTTTTTGTCGTCTGGGGACGAAGTTCAATCCAAATATCTTGATAGTTATCAGGGAAAAGCTCTTTTCGCGTTGTTAAACCAAGATCTTCAGCAATAACTGCTAGCCTGATTTTTCTATCAAGGGGAATAGCTTTCCATCCACTAACTGATGACGGAGCAATCCCCAGAAGTCTTGCTACCGCTGTGACACCACCTAGCTTGTCTATAAGTTGTGCGTCATTCATAACGTGCTCCTAATTTTTCTTTAATTATTAGGCATTCCTTATATTAAATCAATAGGAATACCTAATTTTATTTATGTTAGGATTTCCTAACATTGTGAGGATAGTTGTATGAACACTCTTGCTGAACGACTTAGATATGCCATGGAAGTATTGCCACCTAAAAAGATCAAAGGTGTCGAACTTGCTCGTGCAGTCGGAGTAAAACCTCCTTCTGTGAGTGATTGGCTATCTGGTAAATCCAAAACAATGGAAGGAGAAAATTTATTACGTGCTTCAAAATTTTTGAATGTTAATCCTTTATGGCTAGCATCTGGAACAGGAGAGATTCAAACAAGCACTAAGGATAAATTTAAGCAACTTGATATCGAGAAATTTAAAAAGAAATACAATATTAGTGATAGTGATGAAGCTCTTTTATTTTCAACAATTATCGAAAAACCGTTTATCCCATCATCTAAGCGTTGGGTTCCTGTAAAAGCTTATTCAAAGATGGGGATGGATGGGTACTTCACTGATATGGGGTATGACGGAAATGCGGGTGACGGCTATGTTCCAACTCATACAGCAGGACCAAGAGCCTATGGCATTAAAGGCACTGGCGACTCAATGTTTCCAGCAATTCGTAATGGCTGGTATGTTGTATGCGACCCTGATGCAGATCTTGTGCCGAATGAGTTTGTTCAGGTGTGCTTGAAGGATGGAAGATGCACAATTAAAGAATTTGTCGGCATCAATGGTGGGGTTTTAAGTTTGCTTTCTGTGAATGGTGGGGAGCGATTTTTCTTTGAAATGGACGAGGTTGAAAGTATTACTGCTATTACAGATATTGTGCCACCAAGTCAGCACAGACAAGAACATCCTTATTCGCATTAATCACAGGAAGACTTATGGACAATTCAAAACTACCAATCAACCAGATTATTGCTCGCATCAATGATGCTGCAACACATGGTGAAGCTTTGGTGCTAACCGCTGAAGAAGTAAAGATTCTTTCTAAAGATATTGGCGACAAGGTCTTTATTCCTGTGCTTACTAATGAGCAGGTCGTGCAGTTGGTAAAAGAAGGAAAGCTAGGGCAGAAAATTAATAACGCCAAAGATTAATAAACTGTGACCCGACACAGTCTTTACAACAGATCGGGTGGGGGTAAAAATGCAATATTCTTTAGAATTAATAACTCACAATGTTGATAATAATATTATTCATCAACGTTCAAGTGATGGATATGTTAATGCAACTGCACTTTGTAGGGCTGTTGGGAAACAATTTAATGACTATAGTAGAACCAAGACCACACAAGCTTTTCTTGCTGCTTTATCTAGGTCTACGAAAATTCCCGTAGACCTTTTAGTTATAACAATTAGTGATGGCGATAATTATCGTCGGGGCACTTGGGTCCATCCACAAGTTGCAATCAATTTAGGGCAATGGTGTTCTCCAGAATTTGCTGTAGCAGTTGCTCAATTTGTGAATGCTTGGGCTACTGGTACATTAACTCAAAAAAACAAGATGCCATATCATCTTGAGAGATATGTCCAAAATATGAATGAAATACCACATACACACTTCTCAATGTTAAATGAATTAACCTTTAATCTGATCGCTCCAATGGAAAACCGGGGATACACTCTTCCAGAGAATATGGTTCCTGATATTTCAGAGGGAAAAATGTTTAGCAAATGGTTAAGGGATGTCAAAGGTATTGATACAAGTGCACTTCCATCCTACAGCCACAGATACCAAGATGGTAGAATTGTTCAAGCTAGACTATATCCTATTGAATTATTGCCAGATTTTAGAAAACATTTTCATGAGGTTTGGATACCACAGAAAGCGCTAACTTATTTTAGGGAAAGAGATCCACAAGCTCTACCATATTTAACACAAGTATATGCTCTAACCTACAATTAATTATTGAACGTTCCAACCCACCCCGTGTGGGTTTTCTTTTGTCTATTAAAACACAAAAATTAGGTATTTCTAATTTTATTAGGAACACCTATTGACTTAATAATTAGGTTTACCTAATATTTATCTCGTAGACAACAAAAAAGCACACCGCCCCTCCCCAGGTCCGATGTGCTTTTGCAAACTGCGAGATCAATTATGAACGTAAAAGCTACCCCTTTCAACTCCTTTGCATTTGTCAGCATGGCTGCTCTTGCAATCTCTGGTGGTTCTTTAGTTGCTTGCCAGCTACAACCAGCTTTCCAAACAAAAGAAGCTCCTACTCTATTTACTCCAAAAACGCAGCCAAGTACTTACGGTGTGTTAACCGCGAAAATCACAGGTAAACATACAGGTGTTGCCGTCATCAAATTAGATAGCTTCCGTTTAAACGTTAGCTTTGATTTTGAAGCTCATTTAGACAGTTACGGCGTTCCGGGTTCTGAATTTACCGCTGTTGATATTACTCAACTCACAGTAAATGAAATCACTGATATTAACGGTAAGTCATATAACGATTTCACCGAATTTGAAGACATCCGAAACATCAATGTCCTTCTAAAAGGCTTCATCGAACGTAACAAGTTGGTGGAGGCTTAATGATGTCTAATTTCAAAAAGCACCCTGACGGCTACAAGTCATTTTTAGGCCGTGATGATAAGGGCCTCTACTCTGTTCGCATTGGCTGGCAAGTGTACGCATCTAATGCTAATGGCTCAGTTCTTTACAAAGTTAAAGACGGAGTTAAGACGCCTTTAAATGTGTTCAGGTTCCAAACTTCTTATCCAAAAGTTTGGAATGAACTCACCCAAGAAATCGATTTTCAGCGCAGAAAGCAGCTCGCTATAAAACTGCGTGAAACAAATATCCCTACTTATGACCGCAAAGCATATAAGCAAAAACGCGGTTTTACAGGCTCAAGATAAGGATAAGAATAATGGCTCTACCGATTATTACTGCTGACCAAACTTTATTGGTTCAAGCAATTATTGTGTACCTATACGCTGATCCGGGTTTAGGTAAATCATCGATGGGCTTTACTGCGGAAAAAGCAATTTCTTTTGACTTTGACCGTGGTGCTCACCGTACTGGTGAATTACGTCGTGGTGCGGTTGTACAGGTTCAACAATGGAGTGATGTTGCAAACCTTACTCCGCAGGACTTAGCACCATATAAAACCGTAGTCATTGATACCGTGGGTGCAATGCTTGAATGCATTAAAACCCATCTATTGCTAACTGCTAATAACCGTCAAAAAGATGGTTCTTTAAAGTTAAAGGCTCAAGGTCTAGCGAACCAAACCTTCAAGCAATACATCAATACTTTGATCAGTTTAGGTAAAGATGTTGTTTTCATTGCACACGCATCAGAAGATCAAAACGGTGATCAAATTATTTACCGACCAGATCTAGGTGGTAAAAACCGTAACGAGCTTTACCGTATTGCAGATGTCATGGGTTATCTAACAACTGTTACTACTGGTGAAGGTAAAAATGCCCGCGTTATTAATTTTAAACCCTCGCCTACACATCATGCGAAAAACTCAGGTGCTTTAGGCGGTGAAACTGGTGAAGTATGGGTACCTGATCTTAAAGCACATCCTACTTTCTTGGCTGACCTGATTACTCAAGCTAAAGATCACATTAACACCTTAACGCCTGCACAACTTGCAGCAGCTAAAGCCCAAGAAGAGCTAGAAAACTGGAAACAAAGCTGTGAGGAAGCTGAACATGCTGGTGATCTGAATCAATTAACTGAATCACTTGATAAAGAGCACATGTATTACCAGAACATGCGCCAAGCAATGTTAATGAGAGCTAAAGCATTGAATTGCACGTTTGATAAACAACGTGGCACTTGGATTAGTCCACCAGAATTTAACGGCATCTCAGATCAACAAAGAGACGAACTTCAAAACTTTATTGCTGAACGTGGCCTAGACGTAAAAACAGTATGTGAGCACTTAGGTATCGATGCCCTTATTCAAATTGAAGCAGCAAAACTTAAGGCAGTTAAACAAGACATTGAAACATTGGCTAAAACGGGGATGACAGCATGAATAATCTAATCACTGCAGCTGAAGCATTTGCAGCTCTTCAAAAAGGTAAAAATATTCTTTGTCGTCCATCTGGCGACATGCTGGACTTCGCAGATTTATCTGAGTTCCCTGCAACTGTGTTTGCAATGTCTGGTTATGAGTATTGTATCAAACCTGAACTAATTGAATTGGCTGGCATCGAATTTACTAAGCCTTTGACACCGCATGATGTAATGGATGAACAAGAAATCTATATTGTTATGCCAATGCGGATTTTAAGAACAAAATTTGATGCTGAAAATAGTGAAATTCTCTGCAGTGTAATGAATGGCTTTGCTCAGGCTGATGCAGAAAACGCAACTCTTCAACTTAAAGCTATAGGCGCTACATTTGGTTGCGTAATTGGTGAAGTTGAAATTAAAGATGGTTTCAACGATAAGCCTAAAAAATCGCGCAGCAAGAAAGAACCTCAAGCTAAAGCTGAAAAAATAGTAATTGAAAAGTCTACCAAGGATATAAGCTTGGCTCTCGATAGTGCGATTGTTGTTACGGAAGGGTCTTATTTTTCTTCTTCTGAAGACTTTTTAATTCAACCGAAAGCTGAACCAGAATTAAAGCCGGTTGTTCATGCCCAATTTGAAATTTTGCTTGATGCAATCCGTATTTGCCAGTCAGAAAAAGAGCTAGATTCAACTTGTGCGAATCTTGAAAAAGAAGGCTTTACTCAAGAGCAAATTGACCAAATAAATCTGGCTAAGCAAGAACGATTAATTGAACTCGATTTTATTGAAATGGATGCTGCTGATACAGCTAGTGAACAAGTTTTTTCTGATTTAGATGCGCAAGCAAATGATGAAGTGGCAACCATTTCAATGCCTGAAAACTATGAATCATTAGTTCAAAGCATCCAAAACTTTCATACCCCTGAAGAAGTTAATAGTGTTATCCGTTACACCACTAAATGGACGGAGGAACAACGTAAGCCACTATTAAATGAAATGCACAAACGCCTTGCAGAGTTAAAGCAAACAAAACAAGAAGATGATGGATTAACACCTTTAATCGTCCGCATCCAATATGCGGCAGATCTAAAAACGCTTGAAGAATTAGAGTTAGAAATTCCTTCACGCCATCAAGACGTTCATAAAACCTTATGGAATATGGCCAAAAAGCGCCGTAGTCAACTCAATGCAGCCGCTCATGAACCAACCTATCTTTTAGAGGATGGCCTCTAATATGAAAGAGCAGTACAAGAAAGTGAGCCAAAAACACATGCTTGGTTTTATGTACTACTTGCAATTGCTGGGCTACGTAATAGTCCGGCAAGGCATGGATCAAGCAATGTTTCTTACCAAGCATTATGCGGTACCAGTCGCTTGGCGGCGCATAACGATCGACTATCACAACCGGTTAAATAAACCCGCTCAACAACTTTATAAAGAGTTTGTTGAGTGGACTAAAGAAGAATATTTGAGGGCTTAATGATGTTTGATTTGAATAAGGAAAGAGAGGATTTTCTGAATACCTTCCAATATTACAAAGGAAGAAGAGACATTATTTTTAGTCATGAGCGTGAACTGTTTATGACTAGATCAAACAATCCTTCTGAAATTGCTCAGAAAGAAATAAGCAACATGAATAGCCGTTGGGATGCTTGGCTTAGATGTGCAAAGCATCGTGATGCAGAGCTAGAAAAAGCCAAAGCTCAGGCGGTGCCAACTTGGATCAGCGTGGATGATGAATGGCCACCTACTGACATAATGGTACTTATTTGTTGGGCTGATGCACCTGATATTACCCCCGAACAAGACTATATGACTATTGATGAAGATTTAAATAGTGTATGGGCAAATTATCACAATGACACGCCTTCACACTGGATGCATTTTCATAGTGTGCCAAACGTATCTGGAGCTGCTAATGAGTAAATCTACATTGTGGGCCGTTGCAATGCGACCTGAAGGTTACAGCCCTTTTAAACAAACTCCAGCAGCTTCTAAAGAGATAGCTGAGAGAGCTGTTGAACGTTATAGAAAAATGCATGAAAAAGAAGGCAACAACTTTTTCTTAGAAATTTTCGATGATGTGATCAAAGTCCAGAAATGGCACGGCACCCGTAAGGATCATATTAAAAAACAATTTTATGTAGAAAGCTGGTTTAGCCAAGCAATGTATCAATGCTTTGATTTGAAGACAGCAGAGCGTGTTTTTAAATTTGATGAAATTGTAATTTGCTACAAGAAAGGTTCTGCCCCTCTTGTAACCAAAAGCTTTGATGAAGCAAAACTATTTTACGGATATGGAGCTGAGGAATGAAATATCAAATACAACCAACACAAGTACCGGATGATTTAAATAGCTGCTGGTTCCATCCTGATATAGAGCTACATGACACAATTGGAGAGCATGCTGAGTTTTATACAAAAGAACAATGGGCACAACTGCAAAAGAACCTTGGTGTTTCTATAAAAATCGAAAACCTTGACTATTGGGATATTGAAGAGATTCCAGAAGATAATCTTAGTGATTGGTCCAACTGGAAGCCGCAGCCACCACAAGAAGGCTTATTTCTAATAGCAGCATTTGATTCAGAAAATGGCCCTGTTCTTTGGTGGGCAAACCCTAAAGCGGAAAGTAAGGAGGGTTAATGTGGATAAATATCTGACATCTAACAATGTGTGTGAGATGTTTCATATTACTAAACGCACACTTAATCGGTGGGAAATTAACACACCTTGGGGGATTCCATTCCCAGCCCCGGCATTAAGTTCTGAGGGCGGAACAATGAAAAGATACCTCGCTACTGATGTAATGAAGTGGGAGGAAGAATGCCAGCAAAAGAAGCAACTAAAAAAAGCTATATAA